CTGCTCCGTCGGCTGATGTTGCTGCCGAGCAGTTTGCTACTCAGGCTGCTCCTGGTGAGGCTGAGGCTTACAAGTATTTGGGTGCGGTCGATATGTTGATGCGTAATATAGGAGCAATCTGATGGCAACAAGTTCAGCAACGCTTTCTGCAATAGCAAGATATTTGCAACCTAAATATGCGAACTATCTTTTGCGGGGCGGCGGATACAGTTCGGTGTCTGGTTTGCCACCCGCACAAAGATTGACAGCAGACGAAGTTTCGTTTTTTGACTTGGTGCGCGAAAGCGCATCGGGTTTACGTGTTGACGATTTGTTGCCGTATATGTCGGATACTTCGGGTGACACAATTCAAGAGGTCCGTGATTATCTGTCACCCATTTCGCAAGAACCTCAAATGCCTGTATCTCCGCCACTTTCAATTCAACAGATTGAAGCGGGTGCTGTCAAACCTGGATCTGTGCCAATCAGAACAGATATTGAGCCTGGAGAACTTTCAAGACCGGCAACTCCAGCGACATTACCTACAAGACCAAGACAGGATGGTCAGCGGTTTCCTACTGCGGCTGATGAATCAGCACTAGCGCAAGCAGAGTTTGGTTTGCCTCCAACAGTTCGCGAACCGTACACTGCACCGGAAGGTTACGAATGGGTTTATGATACCCAACAGTCAAAACCTGTTCTTGTTAAAATTGGCGAGGGTGGCGACAGGCCAGTTATTGTTACAGATTCTGGTGATGGCACCGGCGTTGTTCCCTCCGCTGTAGTGGAAACTCCTCCTGTTCCAACAGATTGGGAAACCGCAGCCCAGGAAATGTACCCCGAGTATTACGCCATCGTAAAAAACAATCCTGAAATTGCTGAACTACTCAAAAAATCACTTGCTCAAGACTGGTCAGAAGCCAAGTTCGCTGCCGAACTACGAGGAACAAACTGGTATCAAACCACCACCGCAGCAGCACGCGAATGGGACACAGCCAGCGCGCTCGACCCAGCCAGCTACCAAGCAAAAGTTGATGAAGCAGCCACAGCAATCCAAACAGAAGCGTTAAACCTCGGAATCCGACTATCTGACGCAACCCTACAAAAACTTGCGTTGGACTCGCAACGGCTCGGATGGGGAGCTCAAACCATCACAAACGCTATCGGCATGGCTGCGACAGAAGGCGGCAGCGAAGGAGCCACCCAGCTACGCGAAGGCTACTACGGGCAATCCGTACGCAACCTCGCAAAACAGTACGGTGTCACCCTCGCAGACCAAACATTCAACTCCTTCATCAACAAGATCGCTGTAGGAGAAGAAACCCTCGGCTCATTCCAAGACTATGCGATGACCATCGGCAAATCTCTGTACCCGCCACTAGCAGAACAATTCGATGCAGGACGCACATTCGAAGACATCACCGCAAGCTACAAAAACATTGCGGCAGACATCCTTGAACGCGACCCTAACTCGATTGACATGGCGAAACCAGAATGGGTTCAAGCCATCACCTACGTCCCCGACACTAAAACAGGTGAGCAACGTTTAATGAACATGCGCGAATGGGGCGACTACCTGCGTAAAACAGAATCGTTGGGATACCAAAACACTACCGAAGCCCGCTCCAGGGCTTACGAAGTTGGTAACAAAATTGCGAATATGTTTGGGAGAATCTGATGAGCATGACAGACGCAGTCGGCGGGATGACCGACTTGATTGAAGACACCGATCAACGATCCGCATATCAAATCATTGAGGACACGTTGCGCGCCTACGGCCTTGAAGGGCTGTCAGATTTTGTGAGCAGCATGGTGTTCGACGAAGACATCCTTGACCAAAACATTCTTGTTGGCCGTATCCGTGAAACCGAACAATACAAACAACGTTTCTCCGGCAACGAAGCACGCCGACGTGCAGGACTGAACACCCTGTCAGAAGCCGAATACCTGTCACAAGAAAACCGTTACCGCCAACTATTCCGCAACAGCGGTCTACCGGCGAATATGTTTACCGACAAAGACATCACCGATCAGCTCATCAGCAACGACGTGTCACCCGAAGAGGTAGCTGGCCGAGTCCAAAACGCTTATGAAGCAGTAGCTAACGCAGACCCTATAGTTCTGCAAGAAATGCGTCGCCTCTACAACATCGATGACGGCGGTCTTGCCGCATACTTCCTTGACCCAGAACGCTCACGGCCCGTTCTTGAAACCCAGGCTCGAGCCGCACAGATCGCTGGCGCAGCCGCACAATCCGGCATGGGTATCGGTGTCGGCACCGCAGAAGAACTTGCTCGCCGTGGTGTAAGCCAACAGCAAGCTCAGGCAGGTTTCCAAGCTATTGAAACAGGACAGGAAATTTTTGGTTTGACAACAGAAGAAGCTCAGGCTGGGGAGCAGGCATTCGGTCAAGAAGAGCAAATCGGTGCAGTGTTCGGTACATCAGCAGCGGCACAACAACGGTTGCGTCAACGTGGCCGTCGCCGTCAAGCAGCGTTTGAAGGTGGCGGTCGTTTTGCTGGTCAAGGCGCAGAACTCACAGGACTCCAATAACCTGTGCTATGATTGTTCCGATGCCCACGGTGGGCAGGAACCCCGCAAGGGAGAAATAGCAGCGTCACTATCTGCCTCCGGGTGGTGATTGGGCAAAGGAGTGTACATATGGACAGCGACTTCGATGAAGAGCAAGAAAGCAGAAATCCGTTACGCGATCGGATGAAACAGCTTGAAGCCGAAAATGCTGAACTGAAAGCGAAAGCAGATGCAGCGTCTACCGCAGCACGGGAGTTGGCGTTCGTCAAAGCAGGTATTGACCCTGAGTTGCCGATCTCCAAATATTTCGTGAAAGCATACGACGGTGAACTATCCGCTGACGCGATCCGTGAAGCAGGTATCGAGGCAGGACTTCTGAAAGACACGCAGGCTGAAAGCATTAGGCAGGAAGCCGGAACGTGGAATCGGACGAACCAGATTGCGGCAGGTTCAGAATCGGACGTGCCAGTTGATTTTGTTCAACGCATTTCACAAGCAAAGTCACAAGCAGAAGTCGAAAAGTTGCTGGCCGAAGCCCAAGCACAATCCGAAGCCTTCTAACCGTTAGGGGGCTTCCTCTTTCCGAAAGGTTTGATCCCCAATGGCATATACCCAACAGTCATCAGTATCCGTCGATCAGGCGGCATTTGATCGGCTCGCATATTTTGCGCTCCGTTCAGAACTCCTATTTGACGCTGTAGCAGACGTTCAGCCGACCCAGCAGGCGATGCCTGGTACGTCGGTCACGTTCACGATCTTCAATGATCTTGCTGAAGCGACCACCCCACTCAACGAAATTGTTGACGTTACCGCTGTTGCGATGAGCGACAGTCAGGTGACAGTGACCCTCAACGAATACGGTAACGCTGTTGCTACGACCGCTAAGCTGCGTGGCACCTCGTTCCTTGACGTTGACACGGTTGCAGCAAACGTTGTTGGTTACAACGCTGGTTCGTCACTTGACACCATCGTGGCTGACGTGTTGAAGGGCGGTTCCAATGTCGCTTATGGCGGCGGCGGCGCAACCACCCCAAGTTCACGCACCACCGTTCAGGTTGAGGACGAGCTGGAAGCAAACGACATCCGTAAGGCAACCGCTGAACTGCGTGGCGCAAACGTCCCAACGTTCAACGGCCTGTACATGGGATTCATCCACCCGGACGTTTCCTATGACCTCCGTTCGGAGACAGGTGCAGCGGCGTGGCGTGACCCACACGTCTATGTCGATACCGACATGATTTACAACGGTGAGATTGGTGCTTTTGAGGGTGTCCGTTTTGTTGAGACACCACGCGCACCTATCTTTGCTGACGCATCAGACGGTGCCGGTGCTGCCGGTAACATCGATGTGTACGCAACTTTGGTGATGGGCCGTCAGGCTCTTGCTAAGGCACACTCAATCGTTGATGGTAACGGTGCGCTTCCTAAGATTGTTCGTGGCCCGATCACTGACACTTTGGAGCGTTTCCGCCCAATCGGTTGGTACTGGCTCGGCGGTTACGGTCGCTTCCGTGAGGCAAGCCTCCGTCGTATCGAGTCATCGTCCAGCATCGGCGCAAATAGCTGATCTGGTTGATACCTGTGGCGTTGCCTCCCGCTTCGGCGGGGGGCTTCGCTGTTTCTGGGGTGCTATTATTTAGGTACAACTACGAGGAGTAGATATGAGTATTTCTAATTATGCTGAGACAGCTTTGCTGGATGTGGTTCGGGGTGTGAATCCGACGATTTCTGGGACGTATTTGCAGTTGCATACGGGTGATCCTGGTGAGGATGGTACGGCTAATGCTGCGGGTGAGACTACGCGTAAGGCTGTTTCGTTTTCGGCTGCGTCGTCTGGGTCGATGGCTTCGTCTGCGACGGTTGAGTGGACGAATGTGTCTACTTCTGAGACGTATTCGCATTGGTCGTTGTGGGATGCTGTGTCGGCGGGTAATGCGTTGTGGTCTGGGGCGTTGGCTTCGTCGGCTGCGGTGACTGCTGGTGATACGTTTCAGATCACAAGCTTGACGTTGACGTTAGATTAATGGCTACTAATTGGCCTAGTTCGGTTCAGACTTTTACGAATCCTACGTCGGGTTCTTCGTTGTCGTCGCCGTCTCATGCCGATCAGCACGCCACCGTGAACGACACGGTGGAAGCGTTACAGCAGTACGCCGGGTTAGTGTTTATAAAGTCGGTCACGGTTGGGTCAGGCGTGACATCGGTTACCGTTAGTAACGCGTTTGACTCACGGTTCGACTTTTACCAAATTAGTGTTACAAACGTAACGAACTCAGCAAACCAACCTTCATTCAGATTGACACTCGGCGCAGGTGGAAGTCAACACAAAACAGTTGGAATGTACATTGGATTGGGAACAAGTACCATAACTGGCTACAATCTCGGGCCGGGTACGTCGTTTATAATCGCAGATATGTGCGCACCTTCCGCTGCCTCTTCCTATGATGTCACCATAAAAAATCCATACAATGCTGTTCGCACTACTATGAGCGCGCAAAATTGCTCAACAAATTGGGGTTCATGGTACAACGGCATTGAAGATGCAAACACCTCGCATACTTCATTCACTTTGTTTCCCAACACAGGAACTTTGACGGGTGGCGTTATCCGGGTCTACGGATACAACAACGGAGCATGACGATGGCTACATGGACACGACAAGAACTAGAAACCCTATACCCAGTCGGTACTGTCAACGTGCAAGTAGACGACACCGTAACCCCAATGTCTGCTGACGAGTGGTCGGCGTGGATCGAGGCGCAGGTTGGCACCGAGAAACCTGAAGACGGAGCTGTTTGATGACCACGAACTTTCCTACCAGTGTTGATGCGTTTACGAATCCTACGTCGAATGACACGTTGGATAATCCGCCGCACGATCAACAGCACGCCGATATTAATGATGCGATGGAAGCGGTACAAACCTCTTTGTTGGATGGTTCACCGTTAAAGATTGATGACGCGAACAACCGTGTTGGTATCGGCACAACCAGCCCTAGCACAGCGTTAGAAGTTTCAAGCAATACAGGAGGTGGCACTACTTCAACTGACCTGCGTATTTCTTCTACTGGTCAAAGTTCAACATGGTCAACTTCTAATGCTTGGGGTGTGCTGGACTTCTACAACGCCGATGGTTCTGGTGGGGGTGCTAAGTCGCACGTTTCACTGCAAGCCGTTGCTGGTGAACCACTTGGTCAGTATTCAGACCTTCAGTTTCATGTGACTGATGGTTCTGCCTCTGATATTACAGCGATGACTATTGAGGGTTCGTCTGGTAATGTCGGGATCGGTGACACCACGCCGTCGTACAAGTTGGATGTCAACGGAGACATCAACAGCCAAACCGATGTACTGGTCGGAGGAAACTCTTTACCGCGAGGTTTAGTGGCCTTTGCTCAACGACAATCATCGTATGGTTTAACCACGACGTTAAATATTCCGCTATCAACAACAGGCAACGTTGTTAGCGGTAGAAAATATCTAGTCAGTTGGACTATGTACACCTACGCCACATCCACAACAATGTTAGTTACCTCTTACGCATACATTGGTGGTGCAGAAAAACAAAAAATGGCAGTCAGCATTGACGCAACAGGTGACAACGGAAATTTAAGCGGTTTTACCGTTTATACCGCAACCGCTACTGGAAACGTAACATTTGAGATAAGAGCGTTAACTTCGACTGGCACAACTTTTGTGCAAGGCACATCAACATACGGCCCTGCTATTGCAGTTTATGATTTGGGAGCGTAACCATGCTTGTACGTTGTGATTTGATGGGCGATCAGCCTGAAGATTTTGGACAGCAAATGCGCTGGCATCGTGACAAGTTTTTAGCGTCATGTGATTGGACGCAGATGCCTGATAGCCCGCTCACCGATGAGCAACGTCAAGCGTGGGCAACGTACCGTCAAGCGTTGCGTGATTTCCCTAGCACTTGGGTTCCTGCTGAGACAGCCGATTTTCCTGAGGCACCGTTATGACTACTAATTTTCCGACCTCTTTAGATGCGTTTACGAATCCGTCTGCTACGGATGCGATGGATTCTGTGACGGTTCCTCACGCTAGCCAGCACGCTGATTTGAATGATGCTGTTGAGGCACTTCAGGCGAAGGTGGGTGTGGATGGTTCTGCTGTTACCACCAGTTTAGATTACATTTTGTCAAATTTGTTGGGCAACGTGACGGCGTTGCACGACACAAGTTCGTTGACTATTGCCAACACAAGCATTGTTAATGTCCCGTTCGGTGCTGGCACAGAAGTCTGTGACCCATCAAATTGGCACAGCACTACAACAAACACTGATCGAATCTATCCAACAATTGCGGGAAGTTATTTGGTTGTAGGTCACGCCAACTTAGAAACTCCAACGTTTCCAACCTCTTCTCGTTTCTACGTTTCAGTAACAAAAAACGGGGTCAATTATTTGAACACCAATTTTACGTCACCCAATTATCCGTCCAGCATGGTTGGCGGTGTGATGAATTTAAACGGTACGACCGACTATGTGACTCTTCAGTTGTACCAAGACTCTGGTAGTTCTAAGTCAAGTATCAGACGCAACTTATTTTGTATGTTGTTGAGGCCAGCATGAATTTACGCATACCTGAAATTGCTGAACCAACTGATGAGCAGTGGGTTGAACTTATGCGCGCGCAACGCGATCGGCTACTAGTTGCGTCTGACTGGACGCAAGTAGCAGACGCACCCGTAGACCGTGACGCATGGGCAACATACCGTCAGCAGTTGCGAGACTTCCCTGCAACATGGACACCCAGCGATACCGCCGACTTCCCTGACCCGCCAGCATAAGTAGGTAGCGGATGGCACGCCTGTACGACACCTCCAGCGACTACCAAGAACACATCACCTACGCCGGTCAACCCGCAGACGTAGACACCTACGACTCAGACTTCACATACGACCGCCCAAAACTCACATACGACGGCGACCCAATCGACCTCGACCAGGGCTACGCATCAAGCACCCTCACCTACGCATCCAACGTCACCGGATACAACGGCAGCCGCACAATCGACACCACCGCCACCGGCACCGGCACAGGCGGATCAACCACAACAGGTGTCCGCATCGCGTTCCGAACCGCCACCGGCACAGGCACCGGAACATCCAGCACAACAGGCGTACACGTCGCACCCCGCACCGCAACAGGTGACGGCACCGGCACCTCAACCAGCAGCGGCCTACACATTGCTCCTCGTACAGCTACCGGCTCCGGCACAGGCACATCAAACAATGCGATCCTGCACAAACTTCTTCGCACCGGCTACGGCACAGGTGGCGCAACAACCGGAGACACCGCCACAGGGCTACACATCGCGCCCCGCACAGCGACAGGCGCAGGCGACGGAACATCTGCCGTCGTGCAGGTACGCACCACGTTCGCTACAGGCAGCTCGTCCGGCACAGGAACATCCACAACGGTCGGTGTACATATTGCTCCACGCACCGCCACAGGCGCAGGTGACAGCACACAATCCGCTACCGGCCTACATATCGCACCCCGCACAGCAACCGGGACAGGCACTGGAACCGAAACCGCTGACAAACTACACATCGCGCCACGCACCGCCAGCAACACAGGCACCGGATCAGACATCCCATCCACCTGGACAAAAAGCTTCATCTTCCGGCCACCCGTCGAAGCAGATTTCGTGTGGGCCAACTACCATTCCGCAACCCCAGCAAACCGTTTATTCTCACGCCTTGAACCAGGCGCACGCAGACTCAACGTATACAAACTTTCCGACGGCACCTACACGTCAACCGACCCACGCAACGACAACGCTGTCGTTAAAATATATTTCGGCGGACACGAAAACTTTGTCACCGCCGAAGAAAAAGCCGATCTCATCGCAGCCGGATACGAGGTAACCTGATGGCAACGTTCACACCACCCACCGACCTGTTGCACCACTTCTCAGATT